TGTGCATGGGTTGCCGTCAGTCGTCAACCCCTATTCGCCTCGCCGCACGCTGCAATTGGGGGTGCACCTGCGCACCTGCCTAAAGGCAGCAGGTGCGGTGCGGTGCAGCTTATCCCCAATTTTGCATACGTTTGCCCCCTAACGCACCAGTGCACCTAGGTGCACTCAGGTGCACTAGGTGCGCCCCCAATCAGCCTCAACTGGGACACCCATTCGGGATAAATAATCGACCATCCACCATCGACCGCCACCACGTATCCAGCCTGTGTAAGCGCGCTTACAGGCTTGTTCCCGGCGTTCGGATTTAGGTAGTTTCTGACCGCCTTTTCGGAGATCCCATCTATTAGAAAAACTTCACGTAGTGCATCCCTGCTGACGTAAGGGAAGTTCTTGTCCCACCTCATCCCGCCATGCTCCCAGGCCCGGCGGAAAACCATCTGGTGTTGCGCTGCCTTGGCGCTTGCTTTCGGATGGGATTGACGATGGCTGATCTCGACGATGGCGGATGTCACCTGTTCCCCGTCATCGTCCAGCCATCCGGCAATCGGCACTTGCAGAAGCTCGACGGTCACATCCTCGGCCAGCTCGGCGTCCTTGGACTTCCGCTGGACGACCTGCATGATGCCGTTATCCTGCGGAACCACTGACACCTCAATATCCAGCGCTCCGCGCCAGGCGGACGAACCCCGCGCACGGTGCTGGGCCTCATCACTCACGCCCGTGTGATGAACAAGAACGACCGCGCAGTCGAAAGCCGCCATGATCTCAGCACAGGCATCCAGCATGGTCTTGGCGTCCTGCGCCTTGTTTTCATCTCCATTCAGGAAGCGGTGGAGGGTATCGACAACGATCACGGCCGGCGTGACGGGCAGTTCCCTGACAGCGTCGGAGACGCGCCGTAAACCCTCTCGCGTGTTCAGATCGCACCCGCCCCGGCTTAGCCACATCTCCAGACGGGATACCCTGTGGTGCTGCTTCCACGCCGCCACTCGCCCCCGCAGGCCCTGATGCCCCTCCCCGGCGAGGTAAACCACCGGGCCGGGCCGGACCCGCCGACCGTTCCAGTCCTCTCGCCCTGCGGCCATGTGGAGGACCCAGTCAAGGACAAGGAAAGTCTTTCCCCCGCCGCTGGGGCCATGCACCATGATTAAGGCCCTATCCTGCAGCCAGCCCTTGACCAGCCAGCTGATAGGCGTCGGCTGGGCGGAAAAGTCATCGGCAGGGATAAGCCATTGTTCGGACGGAGGATTAAGGAGAGCGGCGAGGTCGTGTCCCGCCTGAACGTAATCGTTCGCGTCCTTCTCAATCGGAACCAGAATAACCCTTGCGCCGTGCTTTGAGGAAGCCTCTTCCGCCGCCTTCAGGCCGGCTCCGCTGCGGTCATTATCCGCGACAATGACCAGCCTGGCGTCTGGATAAGCTTCCCGGATCGAGCCTGTAACGGGAACGATATTATTTGCCGAATACGCTATGACGCAGGGTGAACCGCTGACTTCATGGATGCTGGCGGCAGTGGCGAAACCCTCAGCGATATAAATTGTTTTCGCCTCTGCAAGCGATCCAATCCACCAGAACTTCCCGCCGACAGATGCGCCTTGTTGGTTCTGCTTGACGCCGTTTGCGTCGATATACTGAACCGAAGATAATTTCCCATCCGATCCAAACATGGGGGCGATCAGCCGCCCATCCCCCGTAATCCGCAGGCCATGCGGCCGGACGCCCTTGCGGACGAGATAGGGGTGATCTGGGCTGGCGGCTCCCGCCTGGGACCAGATCAGGTCAACGCTTTCCGCGGCGCTGGCGGCGTGAGTATCCCGAGTTGCCTTGGCCTCAACCTGACGAAGGTTAACCGCCATTTCTTCAGCCGGCGTGAGCTGGCGGCCAATATCCGCTCGCCATGTGGCGCTCTGGCCTGTCCGCCAGTCACCGAACATCCCCGCCGGAACGCCGTCCGGGAAGAATACATACCAGCCCGATTTATCGTGCCCAGCCTGTCCCTTTGAACCAGTATGGTATCGATGCAGCTTGCCATCAATCTCAATAGCTGGAGGGGGCTTGATCCCCGCCGCGGCCATGGCGGTGCGGATCTGCTCGTCTAAAGTGACCGGCGTCGGCAAGCGCCACGGCCCGCCGAAAATATGGGTTACGTCAGCCACAGACCTTTTCCCCTCTGAAATATTCGCTGAGAGCCGTCAGATGTTTGTAACTGACGGCCGCGCCTTTTCTGACGCGATACAGGGTCGAATACGAAACGCCAGTGCGCCCCGCGACAACCCACAAATTCCGGTCTTCAAGAGCCCGGCGGATTTCTTCGATTGTTAGCAGCATTGGAACCTCCGCTTTCACTATTGACATACTCGCGCGCCGCGTGCAATCAGGATCCAGCCCGACCGGAATAGGCCGACTGGGCAAAAGCGAAAGCGAAAAACATGGCAATCAACCTTAAGCGCACGAGCGCGATATCGCGCGATGGCGTCAAGATACTGATCTACGGTCAAGCCGGGGCCGGGAAGACCTCCCTGATCCCCACCCTGCCTTCCCCGATCGTCCTTTCGGCGGAAGCCGGCCTGCTCTCGATAGCTGGCGCGGATGTGCCTTACATTGAGATCGGATCAATTCAGGACCTGCAGGAAGCCCTCGAATGGCTGACCGGCTCCGGCGAGGCGGCGGCGTTCCAGTCCGTCGCCCTCGACAGCATATCCGAAATCGCCGAGGTCGTCCTGACCGATGAAAAGCGGGTGGCCAAAGACCCGCGCCAGGCCTACGGCGCCATGCAGGACGCCATGGCGGGCATCATCCGCGCCTTCCGCGACCTGCCCGGCAAGCATGTCTATATGTCGGCTAAGCTGGATAAGAGCCAGGACGAGACCGGCCGCATCCTCTACGCCCCGTCCATGCCGGGCAACAAAACCGGCCAGCAGCTGCCCTACTTTTTCGACGAAGTGCTTGCCCTGCGGGTGGAGAAAGACGCCGAAGGCGTGCCCCAGCGCGCCCTGATGTGCGACGGGGATGGCCTGTGGCTGGCGAAGGATCGCTCGGGCAGGCTCGATGCATGGGAAGCCCCGGACCTGGGCGCTGTTATTCAAAAGATTGGGGCGTCCAATGGATAATCTCGCAGAACTCTGGATGGCCGCGAAAGAGGCGGAAGTCGAGGCCACCGAACGCCGCCGGGCGATCGAAGACCAGATGCTGGCCAATAACCGGACGGAATGGGCCGGGTATAAGGTTCGCATCACCGCCCGCGACAATTGGAAGATTGACGCAGAGCGCCTGCAGCAGGTCGCCGAAGCTCACGGCCTCAGCGATCACCTGTCATCGCTCTTTAGGTGGAAGCCCGAAGTCAACATGACGCTGTGGAAGGCCTCAGCCCCCACGATCACCAAGCCCCTGCTTGAGGCAATCACGATTACCCCCGGACGTGCGTCGTTTGCAATTTCAAAGGAGGACTAAAAATGAGACTTGATGAAACAATCAGTGTCGGCTCGCTCCCCGAAAGCGACCGCTCTTACGACCCGGTGCCTGCTGGCTGGTACTCTGCCCGCATCCACAGCGCCGAGGTCAAGCCCACCAAAACGCCAGGCGGGCAGTATATCAAAGTGCGCTATGACATTGTCGGCCCCTCGCATCAGGGCCGCGTGATCTTCGGCAATTTGAACATTCGGAACGCCAACCCCAAGGCGGAACAGATCGGCCGTCAGCAGCTTGGCGAACTCATGCGGGCCATCGGGCTGAGCGAGATACAGGACACGGACCAGCTTGTTGGCGGTCAATGCCAGATCAAGCTGGAAGTCCAGCCAGCCGAAGGCGAATACGCCGCCAGGAATGAAGTCCGCGGCTGGAAGCATGGCGGCGCAGCGGCTGCACCAGCGGCCGCTCCGGCTCCCGTTGCTGGCGTCAAATCTCCCCCGTGGAAAAGGTGATATAAAATGCGCATTCCGCCACCTCAGAATGGATTAGTGACACTCATTGACAAGCGCCATACTGAGGTGGCGGGGCGCAAGCCTCGCCCCCACATGGGCGCCAGCGTGCTGGGCCACCCGTGTGATCGATGGCTCTGGCTGTCTTTCCGGTGGGCCGTCATCGAACAGCACGAAGGCCGCATCCTGCGCCTGTTCCGGCGTGGGCAGAACGAAGAGGCGACTATTCTCGCTGACCTCGAGCTGGCCGGCGTAAAGATCGAAACGACGCAGGCGCATTTCACGTTCGGCGGGCACATCTCCGGGTCAGCCGACGCCATCGTCAGCAACGTTCCCGAAGCGCCTAAGACGCGCCATGTCGCCGAGTTCAAAACGCATTCGGACAAGAGCTTCTCAGCGCTGGTGAAGGACGGCGTCCAGAAATCCAAGCCAGAGCATTGGATCCAGATGCAGGTCTACATGCATGGCGCGGGGCTCGACCGGGCGCTGTACGTCGCGGTGAACAAGAACGACGACAGCCTCCACATCGAGCGCATTCACTACGACAAGGCGGCGGCTGAGGCTGCTATCGCGCGCGGTCGGCGGATCAGCGAGGCGGATCGTATGCCCGAGCCAGTCGCAGGCGCGTCGCCTGGATGGTATCAGTGCAAATTCTGCCCGGCGTATTCATTCTGTCATCGCGAACCGATGACGCGGGAGGTCAACTGCCGCACCTGCGCGCATTCGACCGCCAGACCGGATGGCCACTGGCATTGCGCGACGTGGGATGACGTGATCCCGGTCCCAGCCCAGCGTCTTGGCTGCGCCAGCCACGTCCTGCATCCCGATCTCGTCCCTTGGGAGATGATGGAAAGCTCGGACGGCGTCGGGGCGGTGTGGAAGATCGGCGACAAGGTCATCGCCAATGGCGATCCATTCGCGGACCCGGAGCGCAAGACAAGCCTTTCCCTGATTGAAACCTACGGGACGCCATTCTGATGCTGCGGGATTATCAGCGCCGGGCGCTCGACATGCTCAATGACTGGTTTGTCCGTCACCCGAACGGGCACCCGGTCATTGAGATGCCGACCGGATCCGGAAAGAGCCATGTCATAGCGGCATTCTGCCAGGAGACGCTCGCAGAATGGCCAGAGACGCGCATCCTGATGCTGACGCATGTCAGGGAACTGATTGAGCAGAACGCCGCCAAGATGCGCGAATACTGGCCCAATGCCCCGCTTGGCATTTACTCGGCCGGCCTGCGCCAGCGGGATGCTTCGCAGTCAATTATCTTCGGCGGCGTGCAAAGCTTGGCGCGGAAGGTTGACGAGATCGGGCGCGTAGATCTGCTGATCGTCGATGAAGCGCACCGCATCCCGACGCAATCGCAAGGGCAGTACAGGACATTGATTGACGGGCTGACAGCTATCAACCCGCGCCTGCGTGTCATCGGCCTGACCGCCACGCCTTACCGGCTGGGCCACGGAATGCTGACGGACGAGCCATCCCTGTTCGACAGGGACGGCCTGATTGTGCCCGTCACTTACATGGAGCTGATGAAAGCCGGCCACCTTGCGCGGCTGACCTGCAAGCGCACGTCAATAACTTATGATTTGAGCGACGTTCGCAAGCGCGGCGGCGAATATGTCGAAGAAGATCTTGACGCCGCCGTGAACAACCTCAAGACGAACGAAGAGGTCGCCGCAGAGATCATCCGACGCGCCGAATGCCGGCGCAGCTGGATCGTCTTTGCCGTCTCCGTTGCCCACGCCTACGGACTGCGCGATGCGCTGCGGGCGCGCGGTGCAACAGCCGAGACTGTGGTCGGAGAAACGCCATCGGCCGAGCGGGCGGATATCCTCGCCGCGTTCAAGGCCGGTGAAATAACGGCGATTACAAACGCCAATGTGCTAACGACCGGATTTGATGCGCCTAATGTTGACCTGATCGCCGCTTGCCGGCCGACGCTTTCGACCAGCCTCTACGTCCAGATGCTTGGTCGGGGCACGCGCACGGCAGAAGGGAAGGCAGATTGCCTTGTCCTTGACTTCGCCGGCGTCATCTCGACGCATGGACCTTTCGACGACCCCAAGCCGCGCAAGCCAGGCAAGAAAGGCGGGGAAGCGCCGGTCAAAGTCTGCCCGGAGTGCGACGAGCTGGTGCACTTATCGGTGATGATCTGTCCTAATTGCGGACATGTTTGGGAGCGCAAGGGGCCGACGCTCAAACTGCACGACGACCCCGTCCTGAGTGACGTGGGGTTGCATACAATGGCGGTCAGCGACTGGCGCTGGTCGATCGACAAGGCCATGTCGGGCGTGGATATACTTTCCTGCCGTTATTACGAAGCGTCCCTGACGGGGCGGATTATTCGGGAGACGTTTCCGATCTGGCATGGTGGGAATGCCACCTACATGGCCATGAAGCGCTTGACGGGCATTGCTGCCAGGATCAATGAAGATATTCCCGACATTAGCAGCATGGACATATCCGCTCTTGAGAAATGGCCCGCCCCGGTGGAAATCACGTACCGCAAGAACGGCAAGTTCTTTGACGTCACGGGGCGGCGCTGGGCCTTCTGAACACGTCGAGCAGCGAGAGTTTGTGATGTGGTTTCGCCAGACTTACCGGCCCACGCGCATCTTTGCGATACCCAACGGCGAAGCCAGATCGCGCACGGCAGGAGCCAGGCTGAAGGCGGAAGGCGTCTCCGCCGGCGTGCCTGACTTATTCATTCCCGCCTGGCGCGTATGGATCGAGATGAAACGCGCCGACGGCGGGACCGTCTCACCGGCACAGAAGGACTGGCACGCTTACCTGCGTTCAGTCGGGCATACGGTTATCGTTGC